TCAGTGAACCGCGTCGAGTCCTCGAGACCTTCAAGCGTCAGCCTATGAACCCGCTGCGCCGCTTCCTTTGGAATGCTCTGGATCAGGTCAACCTGCTCAGCCAACAGAGCGCGCATCACGGCACCGGTAGGCGCGTTGCGAATTTCCTGCCGCAATCCAGCTGACAGGTCTTTGGCCAGCGTCTTCCACGTCTGCTCATCCCGCAACGCCACATCCATCAGCATGTTGCTTGCCGTCTGCGTCGCCCAGCCCTTGAGCATGTCGGCGTAGGCGTTCAGCAAGTGCTCGATCGTCGGCACCTGGCTCATGTCGCCGGGTGTGAACGGCTGAATGATCGCGCCTACCTGCTGCGCGACCTTCCGTAGTTGCGTGCCGTAACGCTGTTCAATGCCTCGCGTCTTGACCGGGTTGCGATCACGCTTGCGGTCGAGGGTGAGGATCATTGCTTGCGAAGTCTTTTACGAATCCAGTCCAGTGCGCTTGCTGAGTCGCCAGTCTGCTTCGGCATGGTCGGCATCTCAGGCAAATCTATCTCGCCAGGCGGCGGAGCATTCTTTTCCTGCTCCTCGGCTTCGCTGATGTCTTCGTCTGTAATGCTTGAGAACAGGCCCGTGACCTGAGACGACGCCTTCAGATCCTTCATGGCCGCAGACGGCTTCTGGATATTGGCGTCTACGGCCTTAGTCACCGCATCAACTTTTTGTACCGCGATCGTCGATTTCTCTGCTTCACTCATTTCCTGAAGGCTGCGGAATTCGAACCCGAAGTCATCCGGTAAAGGCTTTCCGAGCGACGACATCGACATCACGGCGAAGAGGCGATGCAGACCACGCCGGAAACGACGCTCCTGGCTCTGCTTGACCTTTTCATGCCACTGCTTCATTTCCCCTTCGCCCGTCGCACCAAGGCCGGTAGGCGATTGCCCAAACAGTCGAGTGAAAGGCATGCCAAGCGCGCCGCAAAGCTGCTGACCGAACTGCAGAAGCATGTCTGACAAGCCGGCGAAAGCGTACTGGTGCGCTTCGAACTTGTCCTTACCATCGACTACCGTGATGCCTTCGTTGGTCTGGGCGAGACGAATGAATTCGATCTGTGCCTTCAGGCCAGCAAGAGCGGGACCGCCAGCCGCGATGATGTCGCGCAAGCCCTCGACCGTCATCGTGCGCAGATGCGCCTTGTAGATCAGTTGACCGGCGCCGACAGACGCGCTATCGAATGCAATCAGGCGATCCCATAGCGGCTCGAGAACCGACAGGCCCCAGCCGTTCTCACTGACGCGCTGATAGAACGGCAGATCCATGCCGTCCAGACGGATCACACGCGAATAGTGGATCTTCGCTTTCGGGATGGCTGCGTAGTCGGCAATGACGTTGTAGAAGACCGGCTTGCCCATGTCAGGACCGTATTCGGTCACTACCTCGCCAACCGGGGGAGAAACCATCCAGCGATCGAGAATCAGCAGACCCTTGAACTGGCCTTTTCCGACAGTCTCAGGGCGCAGCGGCGTCGAGAGGTCTTGCCCCTCAATCAGCATCACCGCCAGTGAGCCGCCGTACAGGTTTGCCCACTTGCCGTTATCGCAGAGCGCATCCCATATCGCCATCTCCATCATGTCCTGATCGATGATGGAAATATCGTCAGGCTCAAGACCGGAGAACTCAACGCCGGCGCGGGTCATGTCTTCCGGCATCGCGTCGACAGCAGCACGAACAATCCAGCTACCGCGATAAGCCGCTTCCAGGTTGATCCGGTTGCGGCTTTGATACGTCAGCGTGTACTGCGAGGCAGACGATTGATTGTCGGTGCCCCAGCCGAGTCGAGCCTGGAAGTTGGCGAACGAGTCATTAGTCCGCACCGGCGCCGCAGCTTGCCGATTAGGCTGTTTGCTCTTTCGCGACATTCTGAGTGAATCCTTTCTTGTGGCTCGAATGCCGTTGGGAGAATTAACCGCCTAGCTGCGCCCATTGCGAAAGTCCCGCCCCGATCAAATGCGAGAACGCGCGGGAGAGTGCATCAACCTGGTCGTCGTGAATGCCGTTGGGGAACATGCGCAATTCGTCGATGAACTTGCCGTTCCACGCGCCGCGCAGCATCAGCACATTCCCCACATTGATCTGCGCGGCAACTGGCTCAGCGCGTGTCACCTTGTCACCGGATTCGGGCGAGGTCATGACCGAGTAGCCGACCAGGGATCGAGTCAGGTAAAGCACCTGCGTCTTGCCTGCCTGCCCAGGATCTTGCGGAATGCTGATCTTGGTTGCGACCGTATCCAGCGCAGCGGTATTGACCAATGCAGCGTCGCGTTCATCGGGCCCGACGCGGAGACGAACCATGTCGGCTATGACAAATCGGCCATCCGGAAGCCGGCCAATCTTTGCGCCAGCAGTCCAGTCGCCCGTTGTTGTGCTGGCCAAGTCCCAGCCACGCACCCATTGAATATGTCCAAAGGGAAGGGCATCGATGATCTTGATCTGTTCCGGCTTGAACAACTCTCCTTCAGCCGCCGTGGGCCTCTGCTGGTAAAGAGCCAGCCAGTTTGCGCTGTCCATGATCTTTTCCCGCTCACGCAGGAAGTCGATGGACTTGTGCTCAGGAAAGAGGGCTTCACCGGCCTTGCGGTTGGGCTCGTCTACTTCGGCAATTGCCGGGTAACTCAACACCTTGACTTCGGGGTAGCGCTCGATAAGGCGACCGATTGGGTCGTCTATGTGCCAGCGCGTGAGAATTGCCAGAAGCCCGGCTTCCTCGCTGAATCGCGTAAAGAAGTCGTCGGTGAACCAATCCCACGCTGAATCGCGGATAGCCTCACTGTTTGCATCCTGTCGACCACGGATCGGGTCATCGATCACACCAAGGTCAAGCGATTCACCAGTAATCGAGCCGCGAACGGTCGTGTTGCGGAAATAGCCTTCAGTGCCGACATACTCCAGAATCTCGCGGTTGCGCAGATACTGTCCACTCGGGCCCATCGGGCCAGACTTGTTGATTCGTGTGTCAGGAAAGATTTCCTGATAGACCTGCGAATCGTAAAGTCGCTGCAGTCTCAGGTTGGCACGAACGCCCAGCCGTTCCGAGAACGAGGTATAAATCGTCCGGAACTCGGGATGCTTGCCAGCCACCCATGAGATGAAGTCGATGATCTGCACCGACTTGCCATGCTGCGGAGGCGCCTGGATAACCAGCTTAGGGCGCCTTCCCGCAATCAGGTCTTCGTAGAACGTCTGCAGTTCAGTCGCGATTTCCCTCTGCCACCATCCCCATTTGGCTTTGGGATTGATGGTCTGGCGGTATGTCAGGAAATTGGTGCGGCATTCCCTAAACCTCTTCTCCTTCAGGAGGGCGAGCTTTTCATGGTTCGATCCCATATTTGGCAAGCTCGGCGGCCAGTTCTTCGTCTGTCAGTTCTCGGGGCTCCCGGCGCTCTACGACGGCATTGACGCTAACTTTCTGACGGTTCGTGTAGGAGTCGCCCGTTTCCTTGGCGACTTGCTCGAGCAACTGGGCGGTGAGGGCGAGATTGCCTTGACGTTCGGCGCGCTCGATCATGCGTTGCAAGGTTCGCAAGCGCACCGAGCGGTGTGATACGCCGATCGAGCTTGTGTCTTCAAGGAAGGTCTTGCGTGTCTCGAGGAAGATCAGCCGGTATTTCTCGCTCAGTACCGAGCCAGCACGCTTCGTCGGGTCGTATCGCTCACATTGCTGAGGCGAGACAATGACCTTGAATTCCTCGTTGACGTTCTTCGCGGCCTGCGATGGCGTATCAAAGCACGCTAATGCCTGAACGATGTGCAGTTTGATGTGTTCTGGCAGAGCGGCCATATTTTCAATTCTTTCAACGTGCCATCAACTATGCGGCCCTTAATATGCAAGTCCCGCACATCCGGGCAATGTCCACATTCCCTATCTCGGGCGCGCGCTTCGCAGCCTCAACGAGAGCGGCTGTTTTCCCTGCTGCGGCGCCGACTCCGTACCTGCGAACGATGCCAACGAACTCTTCGACGTCGTGAGACTGAATGCCGATCTTGGGCAGCCCATCCTTGGTGAAAGCGGGTTGGTCGAACTCGTCCAGCTTATGGGCGATGTGATAAAGCTCATGCTCAACCAGCGAGCAGAACTCCGCGTCCGAGCATTCCCGCGCGTAATGAGCATCCAGCGTAATGAGGTAAGCCGGGACTCGCCCGAACCATTCCTTCATCTGCTGTTCCTGCCGACCTTTCTGCCATGCGCCAGCGCGAAAGGTGACTTCCTCGCATTGGCCGACCACGCGGCGCATCTGCCGGTTGTTTGGCACCGCAGCCCATAGGTATTCGATGTCGGCGAAGTGAAGATGTTTGTGATCCTCGTTATAGAGAGGCGAGGATTCATCCATCAGGGTCTTGGCTATCCACTCGGCGAGGCCATCGGCTGGCACGAAGTGCTTGGTCCAGTTGCTCTCGTCAAAGAGCAGGTCGGGCGGAAATGGACGCGTCCGCTCAAATACCGGCGTTTTCTTTGCCACTTGAGTAATTTCCACTTTCGACAGAGCGGCGAGCCGACACTTTTCACTCACCGCGCTCTATCCCCCACCATCCCATCATGAGGTATAGCTTAAGCGGCCTCGAACATGCCGATGTCGCAACGATGTCGCTCGATCTCGCCGTGCGTCCGGTGATGCACAATCAGGCGCATATCGCGTCCAGCGCGATAACCTTGACCGGCGTGCCACGCGTCTCGAGCAGCCAGCGTGCGGAAGTACTCCACCGTCGCGCCGCGGTATTCCTTGATGTCCTGGTGGTGGACGTGGCCCACATACCAATAGCGGTGCTTTGTCGTGCCCCATTGCTCCGGGCAGTCTGCCGCCATGATGGACGGCATGTCTGGGCCTTTAATCGTGTCACCATGGGTTGAGCCGATGAATACCTGCCCGAACTGCATGTACCAGGTGAAAGAGGGAGACAGGTCAACCTCTACGCGCGGTTCATCGTGGAAGAAGCACGAAATCATCAGGGCCAGCGCGTAGGCGGAATGTCCATCATGATTACCGCGGTTGATGCGGAGAATCACGCGCCGGTGCTTCTCGAGCAGGCGGCGTATGCAATAGAGCATCGCTCTAAGCCCGACCTGCTGGACCTTGGCCCAACGTCCGTCTACATCGAGTTTGTGGCCCGACTGGCTTTCGTTCTTCTGATTGTCGGCATGGAACATATCGCCGAGGTTCAGGAGCAGGGCAGTTTCCGATGCCGGCGCGATTGCTACTAGACGATCGATTGCGGCACACATGAGGCGCTCGGCAATCTTGAGGTCGAAATCTTCGCCGGCTTCGGCCCACCAGCTATGGAGCCCGACGTGCGGATCTCCTTGTGGGTACACGCAAAGCAGATCGGACAGGGTGTGTGTGGGCGGCGGCGTAAGCGGAGCCAACCCCTTGACGCCTTCAGCCAGCGTCGCGGCGAATTCCCGCAGGATCGCCTCGTCTTGCGACTTGTCGGCCTCCGTCTTCACCCACTGCATGGCGATGGAGCCGTCTCCCTTGACCAGGGTCGACACGCCGCGCGAGCGAAAGCCTGGAGGGCATGCCCGGGTCATATCGAACTCAGGCGCATACCCCATCTTGGCGGCTTTGGCCTTCAGCGCCTGTACCGAATCCCCCACCGTGCCATGCGAGACGCCTAGCGCCTCCGCTGCTGCCCGCTGCGTGCCATGTTGCTCGATGGCATCGAGTATCTCGATTTGCCGCAGCGTGGCATAGTCTCTGAGCTTCGGATCGATCATGTGATTGGTCAGGAACTCAGGTGAGCGGCAAACTCTCCGCAATACCACGTCGCAAATACGACGGGGAAATGGCTATCGACGTGCGCGCCGGCTGCATCTGTTGCCGGTTTTGGCGGGTAGCGG